GATATTGATAGTAGTCGTACCTCCTCCGAGGTACTCAGGACGTTGGAGACGAGAATCAGGAGAGATGACGCCAAAGTGAGAACGAATAATTTCAGTGTATCGAGTACCGCCACGAGCGTCTCTTTCAAGTAATTTTTGAATTTGAAAAGATTGACGAAGTTGATTAATTGTTGCTGCAGTTGCTTGAGATAAGTCAGCATATAAAGGACTTGTTGTACCGGGAGCGGAAGAATTAAGAGAAACAATAGTAGAAGTAGTAGGAGTATCAGCAAACAAAGTTCTATTTGCAGATGAATCAGGATTATAAACAGTAGGTCTTGTAAGATAAGCACCAGCCATAGCAATTGGAGCAGAACTACCAAGAGGTAAAGTTACAGATGCGCCTTTTTGAGGCCAAGGAAGAGCAGAAGTGAAATAATCTTTGCTTTTACCACGTTTTAATAAGGTGTAATTAGCGACTGTATCGGGGCCATCGCCAGTATCTACAGTAACGCTATTTTGTAAGTTTTCATCACGGAACCATTCGTTCCAGATGAGGTTGTAAGCACGTGGCCAAAAGGCACAGTGGCTTACAGTTTTTGTCGCAGTTACCTGACCGACAGTTGGTAATCCCATATAGTCTTGAAGAGAGCCAATGGCATAGCCATTAGCAGGTGACACCTGTTGTGGGATTACATAGCTGATTGAATCAGCTGGGTTTGCTTGTTGTCCCATGAATTTTTGCCAATTTGACCAAATTAGGCGATTAGGGACAAAGAAGAAGAAGCTATCGAGAACCATGTTATCCATAACTGGATACAAGGGAGTAGCTAGACGAGCAAATGCCGTCATGTTTAAGTTGAAAGTGTCGCCGGGAAGCACTTCATCGACGTATACAGGAACTAAGTTCCCAGCGTCGAAAGTTGTTTTATGTGTTGACTGACAGTCAAATTTGGAGCGGGGTATATCCGCTTTTGGAATTGTGGTGAATTGGTGTAGATTTACCGATTGATTGCGATGCATAGTTTACCTTTAAAGGTTATTGCGTGAGGGGGATAGACCCCCCCTCTACGCTGGTTTAAGTAGGAATTTTTACTTGTTTACCAAGTGATAGTAATTTTGGTTGATCATAGAGATCGAATAGGCCTGTGTTGTCGTCAAAGACTCCAAACTCATACAGATCAAAATCGTCGGGGTGGTTGTATAACTGATTATCAGAGTCATTACGATTGAGTTCATCAGAGAAACTCCTGATGGCTACGCCAGTAGAAGGGACAAACATAGGTCGACCGAAAGCATCAGCAGCTCGGTCTTTTACGGAACAGATATTTAATTTCATGAGGATTATCCTTAAGTGAGGGTACGTTTTAGTTTACGCAGTTTAGCTTGTGTGACTTGCTCTTTAACAGCCAGTCTTTCATAAGTATTATCTGCGTGATTTAGTTTAGCACCAGTTTCACGGAGTGCAAGTAATTGTTCCATTTCATAAGGGTTTTCCCTCTTATAGAGATTGTCATAGTATTTTGGAGGTTTTAATTTTTTGCCTCTAAGTACGACGTAATCATGTGGATAAACGTCAGATTTGTATTTTTTATACCAATTTAGCCCTATGGCGGGCTTTAAAGACATTTTATTGAATTCGGGGGTCATTTGTATGATTTCCCCAGTTTCTAAGTCTGAGTATTGGTAATGTTGTTTGTTAGTTTGTTTCTTCATTATGTATCGAGCCACGTATGCAGCTGACTCGAAGTTAACATCTCCAATGGAGGAATAACCAAATGGCCACAGAGCTTCAAGGTCTGAGGATCGATATATGAGAGAACCAGAGGAAGTCCTTTTCCATAATTTCTTATCATGAAAGTCGAGGCCGAAGAGACAGGCGTGATAGTGAGGTCTGCCGAAGTTTTCGCCATATTCGCCAGCCATGTAATAGCTAATTTTTGTAGTTGGATATCGTTTTCTGAGTCTTTTAATAAAGAGTTGGAAGTCTCTGTAATGAAGCGATTGATCGCTTGGGAGATGTGAGTCGTCATATGTGAGTGTAATGAAACAGTTATGTTCATGAAGTTGGGCTTCGTGCATGCAACGCATAGCCCATTGACGAGAACGTTCAAGTCTGCAGCCGATACATTGGCCGCAGGGTAATGAGACGTTTTGAATGATATCGGGGTCATTTGGTTTAAAAATGACACGACGATATGCTTTGCCTGTGGCAAAGTTAGTTGAATATCCGCTTAATCCAGCGGATATAGGGTGATAACAGGCCATGTGAGGTGGACTGGGACTTTTTTAAAGTCTCCAGCCTCCACGCTGGGGAGAAGAACGCACGTTTGCGCGCTTAGTTTTTTTTCCATGCTTTCTGAAGGTCTTAGCATGTTTATGTTTAGACATATGTTTGCGTTGCAATATTTTCATTTTTTTTGGCCTTAGTTATTGAGGTTTTTGTGGTTTGGTGTCACCTAGAACAGTTACATCAAGTAGAGTAACTGTTCTTGGCTCCTATTCGGAGCCTTTTTCCCCGATTTGGTCGGGGATTTTTGCTTCCACAACAGGTGGAATTGGATCTATAAGACCTAGTTTTACCGCTTCATCATAATTCGCTGAATTATCTAAGAATTCGATAAGTTGAGCTGGATCGTTTTCGAACCTAGCTCTAAGTTGGGCTGGCAGAGTCATGAAATCATCCTCTGCAGCGATAACGGCATTAAGGGCAGAGTGGTAGTCCACAATGCCTGTGAAATCGCCATAGCGAGGCGATAAAGGGGCTTCAGGGAGAAGCCCAGTGATGTTGAATTGACGAAGAATATTGTTTATATCAGTTTCGTCTTTGAAATGCTGCTGAGTCAGGGAAGGCTCCTCACAAGCCAGCCCCGACTCATTTGACGCAGCATCTCGGTCATAGTTATAAGGAGTACGTAAGAAAGGGGCAGTAATTTTCATTATTTTCCTAAAGGTTTATTAAAGAGTTGGTGAACAGTTTCACCTTGATATTTTGAACCAGTATTTAAGGTATTGAGTAAGTTTTGCGGATGAAGAACCCGCTTAAGATCACGATACCAGTAAGGATCAGTAGAAGGAGCTATGTTTTTATTAACGTTTTGAGTAGTTGCAGAAGATAGATTAGAACTAGCTTTTAAGTTGTTGATTTCAGCGTTCATTTTGTCAATAGTTTTAACCAAAATAGGATTTTGGGAGATGTTATTGGCCGTTTGAGCTTCTATATTTTTAGCTTCAGCTGCAGATTTAGCAGCATTAGCAGAATTGAGCATTGTTTGTGAATGAGTATTAGCGATTTGAGGATCAATCGTTTTAAGTTGTTGACGTTGTAGGGCAGAAGCAGAGGAAGTAGTTTGACCTTGTTGATAAGACTGGACGCCTGCCCCAAGTTTATTTTGGACTTGGGTACCCGCTCCAGATGGTGTAGAGGCTCCGCCTTGTGAGTATGCAAGCATAGGATTAAGTCCAGCAGCTTTCATATCCGCTACCGCTCTTTGATATGAAGTATTAGACATTTGTTGCTGGAAGTTCATTTGATTTTGAGCTATATCCATATTAGTCGCATTCGCTCCTTGCTGGCCTAGGAAACCTAGGCCACCTTGGATTAAAGACGAGACTCCGCCATCTAAGGCGGAAGATACATCGCCAATAGCACCAGTAATTGAATCAAATAGTCCCATGATTAGAAATGGTCGATTAAGCCTGGTACTGAGTACATAGGCATAGGGCGAGCTTTCTTAACATCAAAGAAAGAATCAAAGATGAATTGTTGGCCATTCGCAGCAGCTCCGACCGCAACAACCCGTGCGACAGGTGGGTTGGATTGAATGAAGCTTGATGAGAGTGTAGGAACACTCGTGAATTTCTCGGCTAAGTGCCAGCCATCGATAGTGCCAGCAGCAGTTGAACGGAATAATGATGAAATCCTTGAAGGATTATAGCGATATTCAGACCAGCGTTCTTGATATCCAAAGACACTAGAATCAGATGTATCGCCAGTTACATAAATTTCTTTATTAAGAATAGATTGTTCACCCAGCATAGCAAAAGCTGGGAAGTAAAAATCATAACGAGTAGAACGGCTCCACATTTTGTGGAGACCTTGTTGATAAGTTAAATCGGCTCGGACTGAAACCAGTCCTAATATGACGCCATGTTCAGTAAATGATTGAGTAAATCCATGGTTATGAGCCAAGGCAGTACCCATAGAAGCAAGGTTGCCCAAAGGGGTAGTTGCGCCAGTTTGTCCCGTCGCACTTGTTTGAGCGATCGGAGAGATATTGATAGTAGTCGTACCTCCTCCGAGGTACTCAGGACGTTGGAGACGAGAATCAGGAGAGATGACGCCAAAGTGAG